TAAAGAGTTCCGGGTAATGGTGTAGGTTGTATAGGTTGTGGAGCACCATTATCCATATCTACTTCTATTGCTACACCCGGCTGTGCCCATCTTTGTTCAAAGTCCTGCATATCTACTGAACCAGATGGTATTAAAATTTTTGTATTCGTACTAGTTGTTGCGTGTGCTATAATTAGAGAGCGTGTCTTATTGATATATTCCTGTAAATCTTTTACCATACGAACATCGCTTACTGGGTAGGGTGTCCTATTGTGAATGTTCATAAATAGAACGATGGGATAATGCTCGACTGGCAATATTCTTTCATACAAGTATTTATCTCCCATTATAACGCACATTTTTATACGTTGTACTGGTACTGACACGCTCTCCATTAATCCTTGTTCGATTAATTGAACGTAACTTAATTCTTCTACTACTGGCAACTCTGGACCATCTACACCTTGCATTTGAGCTTGTTGCATAGCCATTTCGTGTTCTTGAGTTAATTTATTAATTATTTGAACAGCTTTATTTTCATCAAGTATTACTTGTCCATTAACTCTAATAGCTTTTTTGCTTAAAAATTCTGCATACGACTCTTCATCAAAAACTTCTTCTGTATTATTAACTTTATTTTTAACGTGATAACGTTTAACCCATACTTTACTATAACGCTCGTAACCTCTTATATATTCGTTGTTAGTGCCATAACCCATATGAGTTTGTGTAGCAGTATCTTCTGGAAATATTATACCTTTGTCATCTACTCTGTCTGTAGTAGGTCTATCTGTGTGTAAATCTGATGTGGCGTTTTTAATTGCTTCTTCATATACTGGATATAATGCAATAGCTTGTTCTTTTGTAAATAATCTACTTATAATAATATTTTCTGCATCATCACCCATTCTGTGGCGAGAGTTAGGGTCGATATAAACATCAAGTGGGTCTACATCGTGTACACAAACTTCTCCACGACCATAATCTTTTAGGGGGTCAATATATACACACATTGCTCCCATACCCATTGTATAATAATCGTCTATCACATTGCGGAGTGCTTGAGTCCCGTCTGAAACATACCACATATATTCAAGTAACCCATTAAAGACCTGTGCTACTTTATTATCTGAATCCTCTCGAGGAGATACTCTGAATTGTGGTTTGCCTGAAGTGAGAAGTGCCTTAGCGGCTTCAACGGCTGGATGGATACGATTAACAACTAGTGGTGCTTGACCCCTTTCTAAAAGAATACGTTGTTGCTCACTAGACCATTGTCTACCTAATCTAAACTCTGCATCTTCCTGAGCATTCTTTGCCCATAGTTCACGCTTGTTAGAATAGGTTTTAAATAAGTCGTGAGTTTCGTCTACAAATTTCTTGTAAGATTCTGAATCTTTTTCTGTGTAAGCCATCCCATTAAAGCTTACAACTTATAAAGTCATCCAGTCAAGTATTTTATTACGTTGTTTTCTTTCGTCATATGGTATCCATTCTTTTTGCTTTGAAGGCTTAGCTTTATCAAGTGCATAGTAGATTGCATCTAATATATCATCGTGCTTACCTCTTGGATACGATAAAAACTCTTGTTGTGCGTGTAGGTCTTCTGGTCTGAAATAGAATTGACCTTTAGCGAGTGGGGCAACCAAGGACAACAATCTTTCGGATTTTCTTTGTCTTGGTTTTACGCCTTTTTCAAGTCCCGGTATATACAGGTTCTCTTCAAGCATCATCTTTCTTACGTTAGTCCTCAGTGCCTCTTGGTAGCCCACGGTCTCAATAGTCATCCTCTTTGGGTGATATTTTTTAAAAACTTTAATAATTTCTTCTGGCTGGTAAGCAGGGTCGATTTTATCTCGGAGTATATCAATAATATATATATTACCATCATTGTCAAGAGCAAGAGTAGCGATAACAAAAAAGTCACTACGCTTAGATAAGGAACTAGCAGGGTCAATGCCACAGTAGACGTTAACCGGGATTCTAACCACTTTCTCACCTTGTTTACCGATAAGCAAACTTTCTCCATTATCATATCGAAAATTGTAATGATGTAATCGAATGTATTGTGGTTTGAATGGTGCGTTGTCTGGCGATTGTGCTTCATTCATATACTCCTGATAGAAACCATTTAGGTTACCTACCGATTCAAATTCTTGTTTTATTTGTTGGATTCTACTCTCAGGGAATCTTTCTTCCCATATACTCTTACCATCGTCATCATATATGGAATACCAAAGTACTTTCCAAGCTGGTGATTCCTTAGCCCAATATAGAAAACAATCTTCAGATATAACAGTTCCAATCATAACTATTCTACCTTCATCTGATAATGATGGTATTACAGCTTCCGTAATCCACTTACGATTTTTTGCTCTAGCTTCTGGAGTTGCGGCATTAAGCTCTGACTCATAGTCATCAACAATGATGAGGTTAGGGCGAGTGTCACCTTCGATAAATCCCCTAACACGCTGTCCAGTACCCACAGCAACAATACGTGCACCATTAGCCAAAAGCACATCGTTATTCGTCCAACGTTTTGCAGTTTCAGGTCCATAATCTCCAAACATCTCCTTAAAATTTTTAGAATGAATCAAGTGATATTTAATCCTTGATAAGAAGTTAATACTCTGTGATTGTGACTCAGATACGATTACCATAAATAAGTCACTGGCAGATGGTTTAAAAGCGATTCTATGAAGGGGTAGAATTAAGGAGGTCACTGTACTTTTAGCAGTACCACGAGGTGCCGCTATCAATACACGCTTTTTAGACTCATCTGCCAGATTTCTGTATATCTCGTGATGAAAAGGTGGTACAGCTTTTTGCAGAGCAGTCGGGAACATTGTCTTCCCAAACAAACCTAAGTTACCTTTTAGTTTCTTTAGAGCTTGTTCTTTTGCGTACTTCTGTTCGAAGTCTTCTACTTGTACGGTTTCCCTGATATCCATTGCACCAAACTTTCTCTTGTTCCTTCTGTCAGTGGTGTTACTCTATGCAAGTAAAAAGATGGGAACAAAACAGCGTCTCCGTAGTTTAAGTCTATTTGTTGATGTCCTGCTCCTGTCTTAAACTGCAACTTTCCTCCTTCAAAGTTAGTCCCTAACTCACAAACAAACGAGACTTTTCTATGATTTATACCACTACCCATTATATCCATATGCCAATCATATTTACCACCGGGGCTTTCATACCTAGTATATTGAGGAGCATCTTTATAACCTGTTAATTCAAACCCCCATAACTCATCATTAGCTATATTAGTCCAATTCCATATCCTTTCATATAGCCATTGAAACTTATCAGCTTGATATTTAGGGGTCCATTTAACATAAGAGTTTCTATAGTTGTCTGTATCACCTACTGTACTAGCATCTTGCCAATCAATACCCGACATAGACTGCCTATAGTATATTATATCTTTAGGTTGTAAAAACTCTCTAACTATATACCAGTTTTCAAATACAGGTTCTTTAGTCTTTGGAACTAAATAGTTGTCCATATTTTTCATTTGTATCCCAGTATCCTGTAGACCAAAGCCTACTATTTATAAAAACAAGTATTCCTGCAATTAATAATAATAGTTCAATCATTTGTGACCTTCCTTTCTATTCTGTTTAACCTTAATATAGCACTAACCCACAATAATAGGTTAAGAAAAATATATAATTCCCAACCCGGAAAGTGCTCTAACTCTACTAGAGTGTGATAGTAATGACTAATCATCTCCATCCTTTACCTCCTTTATAGGCATTTTAGTTGTTCTAGATGCAACTAACTTATCTTCTTCTGCATTGATATTATCAATAAGTTTTCTAGTTTGTGTTGCTTCTAGCTTATCAGTAACCGTTACTGTTTCTTTATCCTTCATTCCGTGGATTTCCATACCATCGTTTACAAACCCACGAATACCATTAACATCTTCTTTCTTTAATGCAATATCTACACCCTTCTTCATCAAATCAATAAAGTAGTTTGCATCCATCATATTATCTGTTAATAATCTTTGTGCTTCATCTCTTTTCATTTTCTTAAAGACCTCCGTTCTCATATGGCGTTTTAGTTTACGTCTTTTACTTTCACTAACTGGACCATATACTTGGTCAATAGCAACATCTCTATTTTCTGTTAATGCCGCCCACATAGCTAGTGCTTGGTATCCTTCTGACTCTACTTTAACATCTAGCCATTTTCTACCACTAAATGTATTGTTTGCAACTCTACCACCACAACAAAATTTTTTATCAGGGTACTTAGGATTCCACATAATATACCCAAATGGCATACGATAATAGTATGACATACGTTTTTGTTTATCAGTATAAGTTTTTTTACTTATAACCTTAGCAACATAATCGTCATCTGTTAAAGCCCACTGGTTAGCATTAGCTTTTTGCCAGTGCAAATACTTTATATCTTCTGAATCTGCCTCATCCTTAGTAAATACTTGGTATTCAGTAGGTCCAGTATCTTTATGATTTATAGTTATAACAAACACTTGCTCTTCCTACTGGAATATAACCAACTTTTTTGGTTTTTTTGTCATTATATCCACCAAAATGGCTATTTCTTGGCATAATTTCCTCTTTCCAGCGTATTTTATGCCTACTTTTCTGTATTTTAGAGATGTTAAATACATATATATTAGCATTTGTAGCAACTATGTAAAGAAACTCTTTACCTTCTATGTCTGCTACACCTTTATTAGCTAAACATTTCTCCCATTCAATTAAACAAGTATCATATTCTCTATTACGTACCTTAATCTCTGCTATATATCTAGGCTCTTCTGCATCATAACTACAATAGTCATCCGTTTTAACAAAGTTAGACTTAGCTTCCTTGTTAATATACGAAATAACAAAGTCTTCTGTTATCTTATGAGACCTAGGCACTTGAGTGTTAGGGTTATGTAATACCGAATCCTCAGCATTTGTAACTCTATTATCATTCCTAGTATTTTGAATGCTCTTCTTATAGGCTTTGTAGGCTTCTGTGACCTCATAGTAGCGTACCCCTCTACGTTTTTCTGCTTGGAATCCCGTCATCTCTGACAGTTCTTTCCATAGTTTATCACTGTTAAGCGTGTTATCGCTCTTAATGTACTGTTTTATATCTACCACTTACGAAAACTACCCCTTGTTTATATCGTGATGTAATAAAATATTAAAAAAAATGTAAAACAGAAAGTGTACTAAAAGCAATAGTTATTATTTACTTTACTAAAAAGCGTTTAAACTACACGTATATAACAAGATAGCTTAAAACGTTAATCTTCGTCTTCTCTGCGAACTCTACTAGGGTTGACCATCCTAACATTCTCCCAAGTATTATGCTTCCAACACCAGTTATCTCCCTCTCTTATGTTTACATATTGGTGTCTTGTGCTGTCTTGGTCGAATATATCGTCAAAAACAGAGTTATGTTCTACCCCTGTACCATCCGCAGGAGCTTGTACTAAACTAATAGAAAGTCCTGAAATGATTAAAATTATTAAAATATTCATACGGAAAATTAAAAATAAAATATTAGGAAAACATTTGAAAAATTACTATAGAATGGGAGTACGCACTTTACACGTTACCCGTACCGGTCTGTTTTACGCCCGTAGGGGGTCTAACCGCATTGAAAGTCGTCCCTTTGTTTCAATACGTCAGCCACCCAACGTTCTCCTAACAGCCTCGTAGTCACTCGGTACACCGCTACTTAGTAACATCCCCTGTTATTCTCTCCGTGTACACGGGGGAATTACAAGCAATTCAGCTTGTAGTTTAAACCATAAAGGATAAATCATTATGGCTAAAACCTTCCAAATCCATTCGGCGTATAACGCTCAAGATTGGCTAAGAGACTTAAAAGGAAACCTTGTTAAGTCTGAAGATGGGAGACCCATCGTGAATACTCAGAGCCCGTACTATAACTCCGTTACAGGTAGAGCTCCGATTCCACATTCAATAGTAGTCGACCAGAAGCCCGACTCGATACAAGATACAGGGCATTTGCCTGAGCTCTTGACTGCTAAAGCAGTGTCTAATCTTAGTAAGAAGTTCAAAGACTTACTTACTGTCGATGATGCTGATTACCCTCTTAATACTAAAGAGGGACTCGAGCCCTCAGAAGAGACAACCAGAACTGGTAATGTCGTTATGAGGTATCGTTACTAC